GCGCGTCTTTCCGGCGCGAAGCTGGTGCAGCTCGCCATGAGGGACGCCGAAGGCGTTCGTATATTCGAGCCAAACGAGCTGACAATTATCGCAGGACTGCCGGCAAGCGATACCGAGCCGATAGTGGAGACGGCGCTGCGGCTTTCGGGCTACGGTGCGGGCGCGCAGGAGACGATACTAAAAAACTTAGTGAAGACCCTTGGCGCCGATGGCTTGTTCGGCTTGCTCGAGAGTATAAATGTCCGGTGTCCGAACTGCTCGAAAGACATACAGGCTACGAACTCGCCGAGCAGTACATAGCAGAGCGGTTCTGGCCGGTAGGCGAGCCTGCCCGGACGAAAAGGACGATTATGGGCAGCTATATAACACGGGCGGGCATGACGGGCTCGAACGAGGACATCGCCGCCGCGAACAGGATATTAAAGGAGCTGGCCGGCGAGGCGGACCCTTCGGCGGCCGGGAATAAAGCTATGAGCGCCGGACAGATAAAGGCGGCGCTAAAGAGTATTTTTAAGGAGAATTAAAAGATGAGCGTTGGAACGACGAGAATTACCGGCAAGGCCGGACCGCTGATAGACCTGGCGATGTACCTGGCGACGGACCTGGCCGAGCTGAAAGGGCCGCTGAAGATAGCGGCGGCCAAGTGGACTTACGGTACGGCGGCGGGTGCGGTTAATGTAATTTACGCCGATTCGGTGACACTGGCCGACGGGGCGAATACCACACTGGACCTGTACGCGAGCGGCTCGCTGCTGGACATATTCAAGCAGGCGCTGACTATGGAGGCCCTGAAGTTTCTTTATATTAAGAACAACTCGGACGATGCGACTTTGAAGGTGTTCGGCGGGGCCTCGAACGATATCGGTATAGTGGCCGATACCTCGGACATAGTGGAGATACCGCCGGGCGGCGATCTATGCTGGTCCGATCCTTCGGCGGCCGGGCTGGACATCACTACCAATAAGAACCTGAAGCTCGAGCACGATGGCACCGGCGAATCGGACATGGTCGTCGATGTGATAGCGATGGGACTGGATTAATCAGGTATATTAAATATTCAAATATTCAATATTAAATATTCAAATATTCAATCTTTGCCATAGGTATTGGAAATGTCGGACCTGAAGCGAAAAATCGTTGCCGAGATATCGGCCCGGAACAAGGCATCCGGCCAGATAGCGAAGTTTCGCAGTGATATCGATAAGACGAACCGGACGCTGGGGCGCATGGCCGGCACCGCGCTTGCAATGGCCGGTGTCGGTGGCGGGCTGTATGCACTGCAGAGAGGGCTGAGGAGCGCCGTTATGGCGGCGGCCGAGCAGGAGAAGGCAGAGAATGCACTTCATGCGGCCATCGGAAAAAATATCGGTCAATATAAGAATTATGCGGCCGCTATACAAAAGCAGACGATTTACGGGGACGAGCAGATACTATCACAGATGGCGTACGCGGCCAATTTAGGGGTGACATCGGACAAGCTCAAAGAGGCGACGAAGGCGGCGGTGGGACTGGCGGCCAGGTTCAGGATAGACCTGGCATCGGCGATGATGCTGGTTGGAAGGGCGTCACAGGGCCAGACGCAGCTATTGACCCGGTACGGTATCGTAATAGATCAGAGCCTTTCGGACCAGGACAAGTTCAATGAGCTTCTGAGGATAGGGGCCGATTCGTTTTATCTGGCCGAAGAGGCGGCGAAGGACTCGGCGGGGACATATCAGCAGTTCAGGAATATGATGAGTGATATTGCAGAGACCATCGGCGGACCTTTAATGAAGGGCCTTACTGATATGGCGAGAGAGGTGGTAAAGAACAAGGAGGGCTGGCAGGAATTTTTCCGGGTCCAGACCGAGGGCTGGGCGGAGGTCCTTTCGGGATTCGAAAATGTAAGGGATGTAATCAAAGAGCTGCAGTCAATGAAAGAAAAGGAAGCTATTAAGCCGCTATCTCAGCAGGATTATAATATGTGGATAGCGGGAGGGCCGGCAGCTAAGCCTCCAGCCGCGTTGCCGCAGGGGATACTGGATATTCCACCGGCAAGGCAGCAGCATTTAGCCCAAATGCGGGCAAGGCTGAGGAGGATGGACCAGATTGCGGATATGTCCAAGCAATGGCTTGATATGCCGATAGGGCCGGCGAAGATTCACGTGACACCTGATGCCCCGATATCGGACGCCCGCAAGCGTATGATGGCCCTGCAGGGCCAGATGGCCATGGAGCGGGCGCTTATAGGCAGGATAGGCGAGCCGCGCCAGCATGCGAGGCTGTGGTGGCGGTTTCAGCAGGAGGCGCTAAAGGAGTACAGCGGCGATATGGACAAGGCGAGGGCGGCGACCGAATCGTTTCGGGCGGAATTAAAACAGATAGAGGAGACCGAGAAGCTGGCACGCATAGCGGAGTCCGTGGGCGATGCGTTCGCCGATGCTTTCGAGAAGATGGCATTCGAGGCAGGCAAGGCCCGGGACGTTATTAACGCGCTCATAAAGGACATAGCCCGCTCGGTGATGAGGAACCTTGTCCTTCAGCCGATGGCGATGGGTATAAGCTCGGCGATAGGCGGGATATTCGGGCTTACTGTGCCGACTGAGCCCACGGCTGCGGTCCCGACGGCCCAGCATGGGGGCGAGGTTGTTAAGACGGGGCTGGCGGTCATTCATAAAGGCGAGAGGTATTCGGGTGTTGGAAACGGCGGGCCGGGGGCGCCGATGAATATTATATTCGAGTATAAGGGCCAGCCTCTTCAGCAGAAAGGCCAAGCGAGGTACAGCGGCCGGGACGTTATCGTCGAGCTGGAGACGGTAATGAACGACCATATACAGCGGGGCGAGGGGCCACTGAGAAATACGATTATTAATCTGGGCTCGGGCAATTTGTAAATAATCGAGATAAAAAATCAAAATGCAAAATGCAAAATTAATGAGTCATCAGCCTAAGGCTGATTCCACAATTTTTATATACCTATGGCACAGGTTTAATTTTTGATATTTAATTTGAATTATGGCAAAGCCGTTTCCAACAGCAGATTTATCGAGGGGCTATACACCGGGCTCGTTCAGTAAGGAGCCGGCGTTCGACCCGACCATTAAAGGGGCGTTCGATTCGGGCGATCCGTTCTCGAGGGGCAGGTTCACCTCGCTGCTCTACCGGGTGGAGGTAACTTATAATTTCCAGAGCCAGGCGGATGTGGACCTGGTCGAGGCGCATCAGGAGCATGTGAAGGTCGGGGCCGACAGGTTCCTGTGGCGAAATAAGAACGCCAAGCTGGGCGTTGACGAGGACTGGGAGGTGCGGCTGCTCGAGCCGATACGGTTCGCCATAGAGCCCCAGAAGGTGACCACGTATTCATATACCCTGAAAATGTACGGAAAGGTGGTATCTAAAATGAGACAGGCTGAATATTTAGTGAGCGACCTTGCGGCGGGCGCCGATCTTAGTAATGTACCGATATTCGTCAACTCGGAGGCGGTGACTATCGAGTCGATAGGGATACTTACACAGGGCGCGCCTGCGGGGGTGGACGATTCCAATACGGTGGTCATCGCGGTCAAGGACGATGCGGCCAATACGGTGGTATCGAAGACCTATAATGCGGCCACGCAGCCGCCGTCGAGCGATTACGAGGACCTGGGCACCTTATCGAACGAATCGCTGAACGCGGGCGAGCATTTGACGCTTTCGGTGACACAGGGCGCGACGGCCAATATGCCGGCGTTTATTCTGGTGATCAAATATTATTATACGAGCTAAAAATAAAAAATGTCCATTTCATTGTCGTCGACACAGAAAGGTGAAAAGAACAGGACCTCGACCAGCTCCTGCTGGCTGTGGTTTTTACAGGTGACGCTCCTGGACTCTTCTGTCTACCGGTACGTAATGAATACCGAGGAGCTTACCTATGACGGCGATAAGTACGAGCCGGCGGGGTTCGATGTAGGCATAATAAAGAGCGATACACAGGGCACAGTGCCCCAGACCGTTCTAAAGGTCACCAATGCGGGCAGGCTCATGCAGCAGTTGCTCGAGGACAACGATGCCTGCGAGGGCGCGACGGTGGTGCTTACCCGGGTGAACTCGAAGCTGGCGGGCGAGGACCACAGCGAGCTTTCGTATACCTTCACCGTTATGGGCGCCGAGGCCGACTACGAATGGGTTTATTTAACACTCGGAAGCTTCAATCCTATTAACAGACAGTTCCCCCTGGGCAGGTACAAGGCCTATCATTGCGATCATATTTACGAAGGGGCCGAGTGCGGGTACTCGGGCGCGCTCTCTTCGTGCGATCATACGCTGGACGGTGATAACGGATGCGAGGTCCACGGCAATTCGGCCCGGTTCGGCGGTTTTCTGGGGATGAAGAACGGGGGTATAAAAATTGCCTGATTATATCAGTGAGAACGATAAAAAAGAGCTTCTGGCCGCCCGTTTCAGGCAAGGGGCTCGGGGCCCGGGCCATTTCGACTGCTGGGGTATCTGCGAGGAGGTTGCCAGGAGGGCGGGTATAAGGATGATTTCTTTCAAGGAGTGGGTGACGAAGATATCGGAAAGGGACAGGATTTTCAGATCCTTCGCAGATTCCGATAAGTTCGAGCGGCTGGCCGGGCCGGAGCCGTTCTGTATAGTCGGCTTTACGAAGGCCGGCAACGGCAAGGTTAGGCATATGGGGATAGTGCTCGAAGATGGCAGGAGCTTTATGCACGCCCGGAGGAAGTTGGGGGTTTCTATAACGAAATTAAGCGATCCGCAGTACGCGGGCAGGATATACGGATATTTCAAATATGTCGGTGCCTGAAACTAAAACTGATGTTGTCGAAGTGAGCAGGAAGCAGCCGAAAATAAAACCGGTGGTTCCCACCGGCGGCGGTCCGCATATAGTGACACTGGACTATCCTCTGGATATCGACAGCAGGAAAATCATACCGGCCGAGACAGGGATTACGTTCGCCCAGGCTGCAAGACTGCCGGCCGTGGAAAGGGCCCTGGACGGGTGCGAGGCGGTTATAAGCGTTAACGGTGATATAGTGCCCTTCGAGCAGTGGCCGTATAGAAGATTAAGGGACGACGACTGGCTTTTGATAGTTCCGAATGCGGGAGATGATGATGTCGTTAAAGTGGTTGCAATTGTCGGACTGAGCCTGATTGCCGGTCCTATCGGACAGGGAATTGCAAGTGGAATAGGTCTTACGGGGACCGCATTTGCTATTGGCTCTTTTGCCCTTACAATCGGCTTTATTGTGGGCGGGGGTATACTGATAAATTCGTTACTGCCGCCGCCATCTCCCAAGTCGGCGGAGTTTCAGTATGCCGAGGAGCTTTCGGCCTCGAAGGGCTGGTCGCCGCAGACGGTTCAGCAGCAGGGGATACCCGTACCACGGGTTTACGGTCGCATAAAAAGCTACGGCAATGTGGTTATGGCATGCCGGCGGGTGACGGGTGAGACTACGAATATTCAGGACTTGTATGCACTCATATGCCTGGGCGATAATCCGATGAGGGAGCCTGTTATACCGGGTACGATGAAGCTGAACGATCAGGCCATAAAGAACCTTTCGGACATATTTTACGAGGTCCGAAGCGGCGAGCTCGACCAGAAGTATATAAGCTATTTCGAAAAGGCCATACCGGAGATCCTGGTGAACCGCAAGGTCACCAGCGTGGACGGGGCGGAGGTTTACGAGACATCGAACAGTGATTTCGACGATCTTATAATAGTTCTTTCGTTTCCGTTCGGCCTGCACGATGCGGTGGGCGGCAACTATACGGTCAATGTCACTATCGAGGTGAAGGCGGAGAATTCTGTAGTTTGGCAGGAGCTGACGACAACTGACATTGAAGATGATACCACCGATAAGGTCATAAGAGAGTTCGAGACCGCCGGCAATATCGGTATAGAGCGTGGGTACAGGCATTCTGTGAGGGTTACGAAAAATACGGCCGACAGCGATAATATGAGTATCGCCGACGACCTTTATATAGAGAGCGTTATCGAGGTCACCGACGTTGCGTTCGAATATCCGAAGAGGAACCTGGTGGGGATTAAGGCACTCGAGACGGACAACCTTTCGGGCACGATAAGGTTTTCATGCCATAGCAGGGGCAGCTATGTGAGGGTATATAACGGGGCGTCCTGGGACATTGAGTATACGAACAATAACGCCTGGGTTGCCATCGATATTCTTACTCAGCCGGTATTTACCGGCAGCCGTTCGCCGTGGCTGGACGGTAAGCTTCTTTTGAATTTCGAGGGTTCGGACGGCGATACGGATACTTTTGACGACTCCATTACGGGCCATTCGATAACATTCGGCGGCTCGGCGGAGCTGGACACGGCGGCTTATAAGTTCGGCTCTTCGTCGCTTCTGCTGGACGGGGCGGACAGCTATCTGAAGATTAACGATGACGAGACATCTTTCAATATATGCGAGAATTCGGTCGAGGACTGGACCATAGATATTTTCATAAAGCACACCGACCATGCGGGTACGGAAGTATATTTGTCTCAATACGAGGACGGCGACAACGGATGGATGTTATATCACGTTCACGGCTCGGGTCTTCGGTTTATCGTTAATTCCGAGACGGTTGCGGTCGTATCTATAGCTGTTGCGACGGAAATTGAAGATACAAGCTGGCACCATCTTGCAGTGATAAAGAAAGGAAATAAATGGGGACTGTACCTGGACGGAACACAGATAGGCTATGATGAAGGTGCGGGAACGGACATATTTGCGGGCCATTTGTATATCGGCCAGCAGGGCGACAGCTCGGACTGGTTCGACGGCAATATCGACCATGTGCGTATAATCAAATCGAACATTTTTTCTGCGGACCCGAATTCGACGCCGGACGATACGATAACGGTGCCGACGGCGGCCTATACGGACCCTGGTAACTCGTTTGCCGTTTCGCGGTACGACTGCTATGACCCGAGCCAGCTTGACCTGCCCGCGTGGGAGGACCTGGCGGACTGGTGCGATGCGGCCCAGGTAAATCCGTTTAATTACGGTATAAGCAATATAACGCAGGCGGTAAAGGCGATAGTAACTACAATATCGAAACATGAAAGGATACCGGGCGATATTGTCCTTTTCAGGGACGTTCAGACTAAGGCCGAGATGGAAATCACCGACGGAACGACGGCAACCGTATTGGCTGTTATCGATGACTATAATTTTATGATGGATTTGGACACGTCCGGCATGACCGCCTATGCTGCGGACTTGCGTTTATATCTGAAATGCGAGGGTGCGGACGGGAGCACCACTTTCGCCGATAGCTCCGGCCAGGGCCATTCGATAACGGCGGTCAGCTCCGCCGCTATTAGTACGGACGAGAAATATTTCGGAAACTCATCGGCCGAATTCCCAACGTCCAACGATTATTTGACGGCGGACGATTCTGCAGACTGGGATTTATTTGCCAGCACCGGCTCGGACGCCACATTATGCGGCTTTTTTAATTTGAACGCATCCACTTTATGGGGCGGGCCGTTCAGTCAAAAGGAGGATGCGGACAATTACTGGACGGTTTATATCGACCCGAACGACGATACTTTGAATTTTCAGTTAAAGATAGGCGGTGTAGTGAGGGTGGCTTTACAGTCCTCAACTACGGGGCTGTGCGATGATACATGGCATCACTGGGCGGTCATTAAAAAGGGCACCGATTACGGCCTGTATATAGACGGTGATCAGGAGGATTACGACTCTTCGTCACAAACGGTAACACTCGCCGGAAATCTTTATATAGGACATTCGAACCTGGCAAACGGCTATGTTATAGGTTACATTGATGAAATGCAGATATGGCAGAGCAATTATTTCGATGCTGCACCGAATGCCACGCCGGACGATACGATAACCGTACCGACCGCTCCGTTTACCAATCCGACGGTGGAGGAGAAGGCCCCCCGCTTTGCTTTTAACGGGATATACGATACGGCGGGCGATCCGTGGGCGGCTGCGCTTCAGGTACTGGAGCAGTGCAGGGCGACTCCTTACTGGAAGGGCTCGAAGATATCGGTTGCCATAGACAAGGCGGCCAGTCCGGTATATATGTTCGGGCCGGGCAACTGCGTAAGCGGAAGTATGAGGCATAAATACCTGAAGATGCGGGAGCGGGCTCAGGAGATCGAGGCGCATTTCAAGGACAGGCACTACGATTACGAGAGGAGGCCGATAAGCGATATAAATTCCAGTATCGGCAATCCGGCGAACAAGGTGAGGCTCGATTATTTCGGCGTCACCGACGAATATATAGTGCAATCACTTATAAACCACAGACTCCTTAAGAATCTGCACGAGAAACGTACGATTTCGAAAAGGGTCGAGGTCGATGCTATAGGAGTGACTATAGGGGACGTCGTTTATCATCAGGACAATCTTTCCAACTGGGGGCAGATAGGCCGGCTTAGCCAGGATTATACCGGCGGCGGACGGGTGCTGCGGGCGGCGAACGGGCCCAATGCTGTCGTTACGATAAACGGGAATATCGTATTTGTCGATGCGGACTTCGAGGGCGGCTCGACAACTTACGAGCTGCAGATAAAACTCTCAGACGATACCATAGAGACCAAAACAATCACCGCCCACGATGGAAGTATTTTCAATGCACATAAAATAACGGTTTCCGGCGCCTTTACTATCTGCCCGCGAGAGGGCGATATATGGGCGGCCGGCAAGCAGAACCTGGTAAGTAAGAAATTCCGCGTGATAGATATACAGCTGTCATCGCTGATGCAGTCGGATATTATATTGAGCCAGTATGCGGACGAGGTCTATACCGACGATTAAAGGAGATTAAAAAATGGACGGTAAAGTATGCGATGCACACAGCGGTCTTTTATCTGATATTAAATTTTTAAAAAAAGATAACGACGAGCAGTGGACGGCGATTAATCAGCTCCGCAATCGATTACCTACCTGGGCGACTGTGGTTATTTCATTATTGACATTTCTTTTGGGGTGTTCGCTTACCTATGCAGGTCTGGCATCTAAAATGGCGCAATCGTCGGGCGGCTGATTAAAATATTTGGTAGCCGGCGACCTTTTCATCCCGGACGTAGATATAAATCCTTGCCGTTGTGGCGAATTCCGAATAGACCTCACACATGCCGTGTTTGCTTATATCGGAGACGCCGTTCAAATAAAGGTTCGGCCTGGCGGCGAAGAGGGCCTTTTTGCTCATACCAACGAAAATATCGCTATTTTCGATTGCCTGCCATTCCTTATCGGTAAAGAGGTTTCGGCTCAGCAGCTCGGACCTGATTTTCTCGACTTTGCAGGAGGCATAGGCATCGCAGAGCTGCTCATCGGGCACTTCTTTGAGCTGCTCGGGCGATTTCATCGATATGGCCATGGGCGAGCCGGCGCAGCCGGCAAAAAAGATTATTAGGATTAATGTAATAAAATGCTTCATTTTTAACCTCCAAACTTATCTTCTCTTTTTTCGTACCACATCGTTTTTCTATCATCGTATTTTTCGCATTTAGCATCGTATGATTTTTCTATTTTATCGTATTGTTTTTGGAACTTTTCAAGTTTGTTTTTTGCTTTTAAATCATCAGGATTATCTTCAAGTATATCCTCTAACTCTCCAATTTGAGCGCCAAGACTATCAAGCTTTAAGTCATATCCCCTGGTAATTTCTTCCCATTTATCATCAAAGGCCTCTACTATGTTTGATTTGAAAAACACAACAGTTATTTCTGTTTTACAAAATTGACAGTTATTATGTGCGACAACACAGCCATTCTTGCGGTACTTATAATCATATTCTGTTATAATAGATGGATCTAATTTAAGAATGTAACTAAATTTACATATGGGGCATTTAAAATCGAACTTCTTTTTTCGAAAGAAGCTGAACATTTTTTCCTCTCCATGGAAAATTATTTGACAAATTTTATATATAATTATACGTTACGTATTTTGATAGAGCGCCATTTCGTATTAAGATTAGACATCCTAACCATCACATACAACTTTAGAACAAGGATGTTACTATGTCGTGTGAAGAAATCAATGTTATTAATTTTTCAAAAAAGTTTAATATTGCCGAAATCAGCCGGATTTTGAACGAAGAGAAGGACCCTTTTTTCGTTTCTGCTTTATTGTGTCGACTTCGGCGCCACTCACAATCTCATCAGCCTGATCGGCAATCGAACGCAATTCATCCCATAATTTTTGATCGGACGGGTGAATTTCAATCAATATGCCCGTATCGGGGACAGCGGGCTTCTTCTTAGTTTTTTTAATGCTTTTACGCAGGGCCTGACGAAGAGTAATCGGTGATTCTTTAACTGCATCAGCTTGTTTGCTTGCTAAAGCAACACGCCTTATTTTTTCCGTATCGCTCAATTCATCGAAATACTGAATAGCAGCAGATAGAAGACCTTTAAGACCAAAGGCAGGTGTCAGGCGGTCTTTGATTTTCTGTGCTTCTTTTGTAAATACTACTGAAGTTGTTTTTTTGCTTGGCATAGTCTTAAAAAATACAAAAAATTTTTATTTCTGCAAGTCCTTTATATAACAACACTTAAAATAATATAGGTATATATAAATAACGTCCGACAATATTTTTATGTTGACAAATTAAACAAATAACCGACAATATACAGCAGTTACATAGTAGATCAGATATGAGTTTAGAATAATATCGAGGGATTAATGAAATGAATCAATCCAATATCACATCAGAACAAGATATTAATAGCGCAGAATTAGCGGTTCTGCGATGCGAATGTGATCCCTCACTCAAAACGGGCTTGAAAACTAAATCCGTTGAATCCGGTTTTAATTCTCAGTCCGATGCACTTAGAACCCTCGTCCGTGATTTTGTTTCGGGCAGGATTAATTATAGAGCGGGGATTTTAATCGGTCAACAGAAAATTGCATGAATTTAAGAAAATTATGGTGCGGAGAAATCGTCATAATAATCTATTTTTCGTCTCACCGGAGATTATACGTGCCCCCTCCGCACCAACTCCGGTGAGTTTTATTTTAAGCGGGGAAGAAAGCTAATGGACTATCAGAGGCGAAAGGATTTGCGCAGGCGTATTCTTACAGCAGTAATTATCATTCATATTATTGTGATCACATCCATTATTTTGATGAGCTGCCAGGTGCATGAGCAGGCAAAAATAATCGAAAAAGAGCCCGAGCCGGTCGTTTTCGAGATAAAAGTCCCGGAAACGCTTAAGGATGAAGATATTAAAATTATGGCCAAGGATTGCCATGCCATGCAGGTACCGGCAGGAACGCTGGTTGGTAGTATGGTAACCGTTCGTGATGGTCACTGGATAAGCAACCGGACTGCATTAAGAATGGCGGCGGTTATGATGCTTTTCGACGGGGGGATAGATCATGCACCTTAAAAAAGGGCAATCGTGGCTCGGGATAATCGGGCTGTTTTTTGTATGTATTTATAAGCGGATCGAGCTTTGGTATTGGAAATGGCGAAGTTACGGATTAGATGACCGAAAACGAGAAATGTGCCGGAGAAATATCGAGTTGTTTATGAGAAGGCCGTAAGCGGCAAGAGCCGTTCTGCGGGCATAAAGGCGTTTTGCCTGGAGTGCTGTAACTGGGATTATAACGAGGTTGCCAAATGTACAGATACGGGCTGCCCGCTTTTCGCATACCGCCCATATAAGGCCGAAACCCCCGGCAAAAATGGGGGGGGTTTTAGACTCAGAATCAATTTTAACTATGCCTGCGGCATAATATAGGTGCTCATTAAAAAATTCATAAATCAGCGTTGTTTTAATTTACAGGAAATTGCTTTTCATCACCCTCCTCCGAAGCGTTGGGTGCCGGTGATGTTACCGGCACCGGCGCTTTATTAACCGGGGTGATTGGGAGACTGGATGTGCGGCGGCGTAATTAAAAGGACTTTGCAAATAATCCAACTTTTGTGCACGGAGGCTTCGGGTGAACGGCCCGGCCGCCGCTTTATTATTTATAGGAAAGGAGTCAAGTATGGCAAAAAAATCAGACAAGGATTTAGTCCATAAATCAAGTGAGCCACACATACTTCCCTGCAAGATGAGTCAAAAAGAAAAATCCAATGCGGGAGTTAAGCTCGCAGCTGAATTAGAAATCCTTGAAAGTATTGAATTTGATAAAAAAACAATCGTTCAAGAATTAAGCTCAAAAATTAAGACTCACAAAAAACATATTCACGATTTATCAGACCAAATAAATAGAGGCATTGAAATGAGATCGGTTGATTGTGAGTTGCGGCTAAACGTTTCCAAATTAATCGCTACATTGGTAAGAAAAGATACCGGTGAAATTGTAAACGAGCGGCCTATGACTGAGGAAGAAAAACAGATGGACTTCAATTTCGAGGAAAAACAAAAATAATCATTAAAACGAAAGGACTCAAATTATGAAAAGACTAATTTTAGCAGTTATGATTCTTGCTTTTATCGCGGCGGGAACAACAGGTTGCTTGCCGGCGACACAGACAGAGATACAAACACTAACGGACTCAGTGAAAAATCTAATGGGGGGAGTGGATGACTTGCAGGAAACTACGAAACAATTAGCTGCCGACAATTTAATAGAGGCGGAAAAATTCAAAGAAATTAATGACAATATAGATAAAGTCCAGGAGCATACTAAAATTATAGTAAAAGATGTCGAAACGGCAGAAGACCCGGTAGAAGCGATTTCGAAGGGATGGGATGCATCGAAACCGTTCAATCCATATTACGGATACGGAGCGGCAATAATTGCGATATTAAAGGCAGTGCAGCTCGGCCGGCAGAAAAAAGACACGGAGAATAGATACGCAGCGGCAAAAGTCGGTATGGATAAATTCAAGAACGAAAATCCCGATAAGGCAAAAGAGCTTTACGAGGATGTCGGCGAGGCACGGAAAGCCAAAAAAATTGCCTGATTTGGATCCGGGCTATAAAGGAGTTGGCCATTAATAAAAAGACCGGGACAAAAGAGTGGGCACAGGTTAATATCAATATCCAACATGGATGCGAGCACAACTGCCGCTATTGCTATGCGAGAGATAATGCTGTAAGGCGGTTTAAGAGATGCTCAGCGGAGCAGTGGACCAGACCTGTTATTAATCAATCAAAAGTTGAGCAATCACGCGGCAAATACAATGGCGTTGTTATGTTTCCATCAAGTCACGATATCACACCTAAAAATATTAACGAGTGTCTCTGTGTAATTCGAAAGCTTCTGGATGCCGGTAATCAGGTTTTGATTGTGAGCAAGCCGCACTGGCCGTGTATTACCTTAATGTGCGAGAAATTTCAGGCTTATACACAGCAATTAATGTTTCGATTTACAATAGGCTCGATGGATGATAATGTTCTTGGTTTCTGGGAGCTAAAAGCGCCGAAATTCAAGGAAAGACGAGCATGTCTGAGATATGCGTATATAAAGGGATATAGCACTTCTGTGAGCTGCGAGCCATACCTGGATGAGGGCGTTATCGATTTATTCTGTAATATCAAGACGCATCTCACGCACAGCTTCTGGATTGGCTTATTGCGAGACTTCAAACAGAGAGTAGATTTGAGCAAAGTCACCGACGAAGAAAAAGAAAAATATGTCACACCACTTTTAAAGGCTCAAAAAAAAGAGGAGGTCATTAAATTATATAACGAGTTTAAAAACGAAAGACTTGTAATGTGGAAAGATTCGGTTCGAGAGATTGTTAAGGATGGCAAAGGCTAAGAAAAAAACACCTAAAAAAGTATGGCATATTAGTCGGTTCCGTGACCGTTATGAACTTGCTGAGAACATACGCTATGATCGTAAAAGCCCCTTGCTTTATACAAAGGATTTTGTGGGTTCGGGCAGTGACGATGAGTCCTGTGCATATTTCAGACAGCTTATGGCGTTAAGGTCCAAAGCAAGCTGGCTGGAATTGAGGGGGGCGTTCGCTGAGCTTAAGAATATCGCAGGTAATATGAGTAAGGCTTTCAGGGGTTATTTATTGAACAGTGATTATGAGCCGGCCACAGTAAAGGAGATCGGGCGTTGGCTGGGAACCAATGAGGACAAAGCAGAGGAAATCCTTAGAGAACTCAGTGACGTCGGGCTCATAGAAGAAATTGATGCCCCGAAGTTCGAGGTTGATGCGGAAGGTGACAATAAAACTAAGAAAAAGAAGAAAAAATCACCCAGCAAAAAGAAGAAAGTAAAAAAGAAAGCGACTTCAAAAAAAGCTGCTTCACAGAAAAAACCTGTGCGCGCACGGGGGCGCACGGAAAATTCCGGGGGCGCACAGAACTCTTTAAAAAAGAAGACTAAGACTAAGACTAAGGCTAAGGCTAAGGCTAATGTAAAGAATAATACCAATAACGGCAACGGCAACGACAAATCTAAAGAAGAAATAAACAACGGCAATAATAAGCTTGTACATAAAGCTATAGCGCAAAAAGAAGGAGAACATGAAGCCGTAACCACCTCAACCCCGACCACCACCCCGCCGTTAGAGCCGACGAAATCCGACGAAGAGGGCACAGTTATACAATTTCCTGTGCCCTCGGGCTCGGCTAATCATAAACCGGAAGTTCGTTATGATCAGGATGCCAAGATATTTGGAGGAGAGATCTATCAAGCACTTAATCTGCCCTGGATGCCGACAAGTGTCCGAGGAAGACGTGAGCTTGGCTGTTTTGCTTCTTGTTGGATGAGAGCAAAGGCGACAGGCCTACCGCAGCATGTATTGAATGAACTCTGGGATCGTTCGATCCGGGAAGCGAAATCGATCGGGAAGAAAACGAAACGTGGTAAACCAGCGGCGATTTGGTGTTCAGTCTTTAATAAAATTTTAGATAAACGATGTTCTGAGAATCAATGTAAAGCTATGTAAAGCCAATATTTTTGGATAATAATGCATTTTAAGAATCGAATTAAAACGATGGATTATAAACAAAACAAAACTCATAAACAAAGCAATATAAAGCACTTATATCGCGGGTCCTACCTGGACTTAGCGCGCTTGCGGTTAGATGCATTGCAAAAAACGGATAGGTTTGAAATTTTTTTTTCTTGGTTTACTTACATAAGTTACTGGCGTTGCAGAATTTATGGGCGGTTTTTTGTAAGGCTTGAAAGGCTGTTTTCGCAGTTTTTGATATCGAAAACGAGGATTTTGAATGCTTGGATATGAATGTAGATATTGTGGAAGAACGAAACTCGCCGATGGTGCCGGTTGTAAATGTGGCGCAAGCTGGGGGTCTTTGAGAGTTGTTAAACTTGATTCAAGGAGGAAAAGAATAGATGGATATGGACAAGAAAAAATCAGTAATCAGGCCATGGCAGGTGATGAGGATTTACGGCCATAGAGGCGCTGTTTATTGCTGGGTTTGGTGCCGTTTCTGTGAGCAGTTTGAGCTTGAGCTTGTGTATTGGCGGTATGTTTTTCAGTGTTGCGTGGACCGGGTTGTCCACAAAATACTTCGGCTGCTGCGGCTTGGTTACTGGTCGGGATTTTGTTCTCAGGGACGAGGGCGATCATGGGACAGGAGATCCCGATATGGCGAAAAATGAAGATTTTTGCTCTTTTACAAATTCATAGATTATCGAGAACGTTGGTAGCATCAGCCACATCCGCAGTGAGGATGTGAGCGTAGTGCTTTTCGATAACACGGACGCTGTTGCCCATTAATTTGGCCACTTTGGCTATAGGGACACCGTTAAGCAGCAGCTGAGTACCGAAATAGTGCCTCAGGGCGTTAGGGCCGAAGCTGGGGATATCCGCTTTTTGGGCAAGTTTACTAAACTGCTGTATGAGTGCCTTGCGGGATCCCAGCTGAACGTGGGGCAGGATGGCCTGGACGGATTTGTTCAGCGGTATGGTCCGCCGCCGGCGGCCCTTGCCGATTATGGTAATCGAACGGCCATAGAGTGAATTAGGCATAAGTGATGCGAACTCCGATGCCCTCAATCCGGTATTGGCCAGAAAAATAATACGGTTTTTGGCCAGCGGTGGGGCGACATCAAGCAGTTTTTGGTATTCGGCTTTTGTGATGAATCTGTTGTCGGGCGGATCTTCGGTGAGCATTTTAACTTTAGTAGCCGGATTTGCTATATTAAATTGCTCGGAATAGAACCTGCAGAACGCCTTTATCACTGTCAGGTGCGCATTAAGTGTTCTGTTTTTCACCCTCTTGTCCTTGTAGTTGTGGCGATATATATATTCCTGTATATGGCCGTGTGTGATCTGGTGGATGCGAATTACTGATTTGTGCAGGCTTTCAGTGAAAAGCCGAATAACCATCCTGTAATGGTCCTGCGTTCTCGGTGTGTGTCGTTTGATGTGCTTATAAAAGTTTTGGACGACGACGTCAATGGATTCACTGGGGACAACCTGTCCGGATCGGACGAGTTTTTCCTGTGCTTCAATCTCAGCATAAAAATTTACGGCCTGAGATTTTTCTAAAAAAACCCGCGAACCGGCGAAAACATAGTGCGTTTTCCTGTCGGTTGCCCTCCAGCGAACCCGCCATCTTCTCAGTGCTTTAACGTACCCTAAACTTGCCATCTTGACAGTATCTTGCCAGAAATCTTGACATTTTTTTGACAGAATCAGAAGCAGGCCAGACTTTCCACGCCATAGGCAAATGCAAGTTCTTAAGTATCACCCGCTTATGACAAAAGCGGGTGATGGGAATCGAACCCACATGACCAGCTTGGAAGGCTGTTAATCTTCTGAAAAAACGTGTTTTTACAGGCTTAAATGGGGTATTTTATTGTCAATAAGGGGCTTGTCAACATATTTTTTGACATAATCTTGACAGATTAAGTGATTTTTCAGTGACATCAGGCGACAGAGGGATTAATTGGAAATCTCTTTTTTCTAAGCAGTATCTGGCGGAAAAATGCAAAGCCACGGGGCGGGGACACACATATTCTCTCCTTTCCTCCATGTCCCCGTCCTTTTTTTCAGGCCGCAATTCGAGATCCCAATAGTCAGGGGCCGGGAGTAGCTTTTAAGCAGTTAAATTGTTTAATTGGGAATATCAGCGAGGGCTGTTCACGAAATACAAAATGAGCCAGCGGCCCTATTGGTGGCATGGAGATATTGAGTGGTCGGTAGATCTCCACGCACTGTTAGCGAAAGAAACAGCGGCTCCTATGAGCGGGTAGATTAGGGCGTCTTGACCAGGACGCGTAGTTAAAAGGCGTTTCCTTGAAACCGGGAGGTTTTATGGACGTGAGGTCACTAACGAAAATGTGTGTCCGCAGACGTAAGCGAAGTGCGTGACGGCCCGGAGAGACGGGCATTTTACAAGTGAATATTTAAGGGCGGGGGGCAGTTAGGCAGCCTGCCGAAGACAACTGTCCGGGCCCAGGCTTGAGCATCTGCCCCCATTTTGTGAGTTTTTCTCCTCCTTCGAGGCCGGTCCGGCTCACAGGCCGCCGGGCCGGCCGATTATTAACTGCCTTAGAGGCAGATAAATTAGGCAGTGGCAAATATGAGTGAATGTGTCAGATGCGGACAGTGCTGTATATCGGTTGGAAAAACGTTCTGGATGAACGGGGAATTTAAGGATTATCCGCAGCTCGAGGCGCTTGCGGAAAAGACCGCCGTCGTCGATGAGGGACTGCCGTGTGAGATGCTGCAAATGAAAGATGGCGTGGCTGCCTGTAAGATCGAGGTACTTTACGGCCGAGATGCCAAACCGAAGGTATGCAGGGAATATCCGGAGCTCCAATGCCGGCATGAATCGGATAAGATGCGGCACGGTAGAGGCATCTGTTATTTATTAAGCGGTTAATGAAAGTGACAAATTATGGATATAGCGACAGATCCGATAGCAAAGGAATTAGTAAAACTTGCCGGTGATATTAAGGCCGGCAAATATGGTTCGGATATAAATTTCGCCGAAGAGAAATTTCTCGAAGATCTGGAAGACGAGGTCGTCAGGCCTCTTGGCGGAGAAATTATGGTTGATTGAGGCCCCGCGGCATGTGCCCCGGGTGCGATCGAGCGGGATGGAGTGACAATTATGGAAGATAAACTGGTTTGTAAATGCGGGTGGACGGGGACCGTTGATGAGCAGGAGGCGCTGGGCACCGAGTGCGGATGCTGCCCGAAATGCGGCAATGAGGACCTTATTTTTACTGATGATGATGAAATTATTGAAGAGGTCGTAAAATGAAAGATGTTAGGAAGGTGCCGTTTTTCGACTTGTACCTGGTAAGCGGCCGGCGGATCAGGAATCAGGAGCATAGAAGAGAGCTGGGCACGAAGATTATAAAAAATCTGCTCGAATCGAATACGAAATTAAGAAAGAGGCTGAAAAGGTATGAAGATTAAAAGATTAGTTAAGGCCGTACTGTGGGCGGCGGTGTATTTGTTCTGGCCGTTCAACTGGAGCGACGATTGTAAATGATACGAGTTTTTCCGAGAATTACGAACGGCACTCCGGTCGATGACGAGGTTTTTGTTACGGCCCCGCCGCTTATACCAATTGATGATATCGAGGACAGGGACGTTTATGTCTCTTGCACCTTTACCTGGGACAGAAAATACGCAGAGTGGCTGGCGGATCAGTGGTCGATGCACGGTTTTAATGTAAAGCTCGGTGGTCCGGCATACGATGATCCGGGCGGCGAGTTTGTGCCGGGCAGGTTCTTAAAAAAAGGTTATACGATAACGAGCCGAGGTTGTAATAATAATTGCTGGTTCTGCTTTACTTGGAAGCGGGAGGGCAAAATTCGGGAGCTACCGATAAGAGAAGGCTGGCGAGTACTGGACAGCAATTTACTGCAATGCTCCGAGAGACATATCAGGGCGGTTTTTGCAATGCTTAAAAGGCAGGACCCTATGCCGGTCGGTTTTTTAGGAGGATTCGAGGCAAGTCTTTTGGAGGACTGGCATGTGGATTTGCTTTTGCAATTGCATAATATATCACAAATATATTTTGCCTACGATACCCCGGAAGATTACGAGCCGCTTGTCCGGGCGTCGAAGATGATATTTAACGCAAGCGTTGCGACGCCTGAAAGCCATAGGATTTGCTGCTACGTTTTAATCGGATATAAGGGCGATACATTTGAAAAAGCGAAATTCAGATTAAGGAGGGTTTTGGATCTGGGGCTTACGCCGTTTGCAATGCTTTACAGGGACGAAGAAGGCAAAAGAGATCCTAAATGGATCAGCTTTCAGGCTCACTGGGCGAATCCAACGAGGTAAAACAAAAAGGCAAAAACGCATGGAACAGGACGTGCTGGATATCGCTGGGCACGTTCGAAACGGAGAACGAGGCCCTTGCCTTCCTGGAGGACAGGGCCGAGGCGGTCAGGGAATTAATGGATTAGAAGATTAGAGATTTGAAAATTGAAAGGACTCTTAAAATGTATAAGAAGAATAAATGTGCCGTTCCGGCACCTCAATACTGGTCAATGACAGGGCATGATATCTGGCAGTTGAATAACCCTGTCTGCGAGCTGAAGAACCTTATAACCGGCGAGGTCATGCAGTTGAATGTATCTATTCCTGTCCGATTTAAGCCCGTGATAATGCCGAAGATCAAGAAGGAACAAAAGAAAACGGCAAAGAAAAAGAAAGAGCGTAAAAAATCAGTCGAAAAAACAAAAAAAGACAAGGGCCCAACGGTAAAGAAACGCAGGAAATCATCGAAATACAGGGGAGTAACATCGGCTTCGAAAGGCAAATTTCGTGTCCAATACTGGGATCCCGTTTTGGGTAAAAACGTGGGGCTGGGGACATTCGATTCGGAGCTGTTGGCGGCCGCCGCTTATCAAAAACGTAAAGGCAATCACAAGGAGGCGACTCGTCTTCTCGACAAATACCACGAAGAGGTCGGCTGGAAGAAGGAACGACCTGTCGTTAATTCGATGATACCCGGCGATTTCGAAGGTGCATAAAAATGACTTTAGAAAGTAAGCCCCCGCGGCGCCTGAGCGGGGTAGACAGTGACGTACAGAAAATACTTGATGCCGCCGACCAAATGAAGGTGTCGTTTAAGGCACTCGAGGCCCGGCGGTCGCTGGAATGGGACGAAAAAAAGGCGGTCGCCCGGGCGGCGAACCAGTTCAGGCTGTTCGAAGGCTGCCACCTGGCGGAGCTGCGGGCGGCATTTGACCCGGAGTACGCGAAAGAATTAGAGCGTATGACAAAGCAGGCTATAAAAGGAGAATGAGAAATGAGCAAGACATGTAGTTGTTGTCCTAACAAAGCAAAGTATGATGTAGATGGTGAATTATGTTGTGGTAAACATTTGACTTATACTGTTGATTATGCACTAAAAATGAGTCCACATCAAGTCAAAGTAGAGAAAGTCAAAGAGCAATACGATGAATGATAAACTTAAAATAATATTAGAATCAATCAGTCGTGAATTATTGAAGTGGATGAGAATAAACAGCTAAAGACAGGAGAAAAAGGCAGGATGGAAATGAAAAAACGCCGCTCAAAATGCAAGCAAGAAAAATGCAGAAAGGCATTTAAGTTCAGGGCTTATCCTAACAGGGAGCTGCAGAACCGGATGTTCGATATGATGCGAGTAAATACTATTGCTTACAACGGCTGCGTGGGCGAATACGATGTAGCTTATGGCTCATTTCGACGAAAGATCGCCGAATTTAAAAAAAGCGGCGCCGGCTGGGATAGCCTGGATGAAAAGAGGAGGGAGAAGCTCGTAAAAGAGGCCATTAAATCGGTGGACTGGCCCACGAGGTCGAAATTGTACGGTAATTACGTGAGCAAGCGTAACAATCCGCAGAATGACGGTTTTTACATAGCCGCAATTCAAAATACCATGCTGCAGGTTTTTAATGCCGTTCACGGCTACCAGTCCAAGAGGGACAAGGGCGACCCGGATGTCAGGAGGCCGAAAAAACAGGACTTTCACAGAGGTATAATATACAGGCAGTCCGGCTTCTTCCCAAAAAAGGCAGTGAAAAATAAGGTCAGGCTAAGTGGAATCGGCACGATAAAATTCAAACGCCACAGGGAGATAGAGGGCCGGATAAAGGCGGTAATTGTGAAGTTCGAACATGGAAAATGGTACGTAATCTTTTCATGCGAGTCGCCGGTAAAGAAGAGGAAGCGGACGGGTAAGAAGGTTACGATAAAATTTTCAGACCTTTATTTTATCGAGGATTCATCGGGCAGGATTATCGAGCAGCCGGGCTATTATTTCGGGAGCCTTCCCAAAATAAGGGAGCTTTCACGGGCATACAGCAAAAAGAGCCTGCAGTATAAAGACGGCGATTATAAAAAGCTTGTGGTTGACGCGGAGAAGGACTTTAAGAAAAAAAACTTAAAAAAGGCCAAAAGGAAACTGGGCAAGTTCCACGGGAAAATAAAGGGCAGGCGGCGCGATTTCATAAACAAGATAGTCCGCAATTACGTGATGGAATACGATATCATTACCGTTTACGAACAGCCGTTTTATCTCAGGCAGCAGTGCCAGCTTTCGAGCAGGGACGCCATAAGGCTGGCGGACGCGGCGCCGGGAATTTTTTTGAGAATGTTAAAACATAAATGTAACGAGTACGGTGTGAAGCTGATACTTATAAAGAACGAGCTTTTGTGGGATGCCGGCAGGCAAATAACGGCCGACAAAAAGAGCATAAAACAACAGAAACAATTTTTAAGAAATGTGAAAAGGAGAATGAAATGAGTCTATTGAAAGTTGATCAGGCAAAGGCAAAGTCGCTTCTGGACGTAGAGAAGGACGCACTTGAGATAATCAAAGAGGTCCTTCAGGGCAAGCGGGACTACGGCGACGATGCGGAGTTTGCACTTAAAGTGGCCAAGAACACAACGACGAACAGGCAGACAGAGAACAGCAATGCAGCGCTGCTGTTTAACATAGTTTGCTCGATTACGGACGATTCGGAAGTTAAGAGAAAATTCCTCGAAGAGTATCAGCCGTCGCTGAAAAAATTGAGTCCGGGCAGGAGAAAGACGGCCTGACCGTGAGTTTTGCTCTTTGTAAAATAAATAAACGTGGCGATGGTATTCGCCTTCCCGGGCCCGCAAATGTGGGCTGGCGGGAGAACTGCACCGAATCGGGTGCAAAGGACCTCGATTTGTGATGTAGATACAACTCATCCTTGATGGCCTCTGTTCAAGTCCATGGTGCAAAGGACCTCGATTTGTGATGTAGATACAACTAGAGATATCCGGCTATATTGGTAAATTCGGTGCAAAGGACCTCGATTTGTGATGTAGATACAACTGATCTCCTGTTAATCTGAAAAATACCTTCGGTGCAAAGGACCTCGATTTGTGATGTAGATACAACACTTGCTCGATCTTGCCAATACGCAAACGGGTGCAAAGGACCTCGATTTGTGATGTAGATACAACGCCGTTGACCTTGACGCTGGCCCCCTCGGGGTGCAAAGGACCTCGATTTGTGATGTAGATACAACTTAATTCTGATTTGCAGGCAGCCTGGGCAAGGTGCAAAGGACCTCGATTTGTGATGTAGATACAACCGATCCCCTTCAACATAGATAAATGTTGCGGTGCAAAGGACCTCGATTTGTGATGTAGATACAACGCTGTTGATATTTTTATCCGCTTTTTGTGGGTGCAAAGGACCTCGATTTGTGATGTAGATACAACAAGCTGAATATTTGAAGGTTCTAAAGCCAGGGTGCAAAGGACCTCGATTTGTGATAATGACGAAAAAAAATAAAAAAAAGTCCCGCCGAAAGGCGGGTTCCAAAAAAAAGGCGCCGAAGGCGACTAACCGCGGAGCGAGTGACGCAGTCACGAAGCGGCGCGGGGGCCCGCGTCTTCCCTTTCCCCCCTCACTCGCCAGGAAGCTGGGCTTCGAGTGCGAGGACCTTGCTTCGGCGGACATCGCCCTTCACAATGACCGGCCGAGACTGCGGAAGGCGCTGGCGGAGTATCTCGAGAAGTACCCGGTCTTAAAAGATGCATACGAGCGGGGCCGGCTGCTTCGCAACTTAAAAGGCTGCGCAGAGACGATGACGGTCAGCCAGGCGGCGAAGTGGCTGGGGTTCGGGAACGGATACGAGCTGCGGGCCGTACTGGACAGTGACGGCGAGGCCCGCAATATATGGGAGCAGCGGCAGCTCGATACGATAGTCACCGGCAAGCGGAACGTCCTTGGCCTGCTGGACAAGGGCGATGCCAAGGCCCTTCGACTGTTCGAGCTGTTCCTCAAAGACAATCAGCAGGTTACGGCGGCGGCGGCGGACCTCGAGCACCTCGGTATGAACCAGGTGGCGGACCTGTTCGGGTACAGCCGGCAGGCGGTGAATGAGTGGTATACGTCGAAGGGACTGCCGAGGAACGGCGATAATACGTTCGATTTGAAGACGACAATAAAATGGTTCGAGGACTACTGTATAAGGAAGGCGGCGAGGGGCAGGGGCGCTGTAGGGCCGCTTAACCCGTTCCAGCAGGTAAAGACCGAGCGCGAGAAGCTGAAACTTGCAGAGGACCGGGGCGAGCTGCTGGACCGCGGCGCGGTCATCGGCTGGCAGGTGGCACAATTACAGAACGTTATGAACGCGTTCGATAAGATAGCCGATTACGCCAACCTGATGTACGGCCAGTCCCGCGAGCAGATAGTAGAGCAGCTTGAGGAGATAAGGGACATCGTCCTGGCCAGGCTGCAGAACGTGCCGGAGCGGCTGAAGCTCTCGGACGGGGCGGAGTCTGCCCTTATGAAACTTTACGAGGCGATTACCAAGAAGAACGAAAAGGGCAAATGATAAAAACAACTGAAAATAATCAATCATCATTAATCAATAATCAATTAAAAAACTCGGTAATCGAGTTTTTTATGCCTCAGCCGATGGCCGAGGAGCACCTGGAGGTGCTGGCGCCCCGCAGGAAGGTCCACATGCTGGACTGGATGGAGAACCATTTCATACTGCCGGCCAAGAGCTCCCGGATAAAGGGGCCGTGGTCGCTTTCGATTACCCCTTACTGGCGGCCGGTAATCGAATGGCTGTGCGATATGACGACCCGGGTGATAATCGTCTATGCGGCCACGCAGGTGGGCAAGTCGACGATAATGACCGGGTGGATGGGATACTGTATAGATGTTGACCCGGGCCCGATGAAGATAGTACTGCCGGACGAGAAGATATGCAAAAAAAGAATTAAGAGGATAAAGGCGATCTTCGACTATTCGCCGAGGGTGCTCAGGCATTTGGGCGGCGATATCCGCAACCTGAATATAGGCGAGCCGACTGACCTCGACAATATGATGCTGACACTGGGCTGGCCGACGTCACCGGCGACCCTGGCCGATGACCCGTGCCGGTACGTCGGGGGCGATGAGGTCTGCGAGTGGGAGCAGGACATAGCCGGCGATACGGACCCGCTTTCGAAGCTGGAGAACCGGGTCCGGACCTACGGGCCGGTCTCCAAGCAGTTCTATATAACCAGCCCCAAGAACAAGGGCGACCTGATAGACGGCCGGTTCGAGGAGGCCCTTAAGTTCGGTATATGGCTGCCCTGCCCGCACTGCGGCAGGTTCCATATAGCATCGTTCGATAACGTAAGGCTCGATAAGGGACCGGACGGCGGGTTCCTGAAGGCGGCCGAGTACAGGAGGGGCGGCCGGGCGAGGTACGTATGCCCTGAATGCGGTGCGGGCTGGACCGAACTGGAAAGGAAGGCGGCCGTTTCCGGCTGTAAGGGCTGCCCGGAAGGATGCTCGATAGACGAAGAGGGCGGGATTACCGGAGATTATACCGATTCGCCGGTAAAGGCCGTCCGGCTGCCGGCCGTTCTGGTGGACCCGATGTTCACTACCGTCGATACCCTGGCGGGCGATTTCGCCAATGCAATGGCCCATAAAAAGGCGGGCAATATAAATCCGCTACGCAACTTCCGCAATAACCAGCAGGCGATGGCCTGGGAAGAGCGGGAGCGTCAGACGGAGATCGGCCTGCTGGCCGGCCGCAAGGGCGGCTATGCGATGGGCCGGGTGCCAGCGGGCGTTCAGATGATAACTATAGGTATCGACGTTCAGGCCGACCACGTATGGGCATCTGTAAAGGGCTACGGGTACCGCAACCAGCAATGGCTCATATGGTCCGGCCGGCTGGAGACCGGGCATACGGGCAGGCAGGACAACTGGGATATAGTCGAGTCGTTCGTATTGAGAGACTGGATATCGATGATTGATGATGAGACGAAGTTCCATGCGATAAAGGTCGGTATCGACTGCAGGTACCAGAGGGCCGAGCGGGACGAGGAGTCGACGGCGGTCTATGATTTCTGCCTGCGGTTCGGCGAGGGGTTCTGTATACCTATTATGGGCTACGGCCGGACGAGAATGAGGTACGCGCCGTACCGGGCGGTCAATGTGGCGGGCAAGGCGCTCAAGAGGTTCGACCTTAACGTGGATATGGCAAAGGACCGGCTGTGGCAGTGCCTGTACGATAAGGAAAAGGAGCCGGGCCCGGGCTATATGCACCTGTACTCGGGCATTTCGGCGGAGATACTGAGGCAGCTCGCATCGGAAGAGCAGGTCCTCAAGCGATCAAGGGCCGGTAAGGGCGTTATCGTATGGCAGAAGAAAGAGGGTGTCCGCGACAACCATACTTGGGACACGAACGTATACGCCGACTTTGCTGCGGAGTTGGCGGGTGTTTTCCACCTTCGCGATATAGATATGGCCGAATGGCTGGCCGGTCCGGTACTGAAAAGAAAGGGCCGCGTCGGCCGACGGGGCGGCGGCGGGTTCCTGGACGATCTGCCGAGACTCTGATATTTATTATTTATTATTTATTATTGATTATTTTGAAGAAAGGCACCGAAGGTGACTAACCGCAAGGACTGAAAGGACGAAGCGGAGTGAGTAACGGATTTCTGGACGATCTGCCGGACCTGGGAATGCCGGCCAGGAGAAGGAAGGCGAAAGGGCGAAAGGACGTTGTTATGTACGTCCGGGTCCGGTGCCCTCGCTGCGGGGGCGATAAGTGCCCGGTAACGCATACGGACCCGCCGGTGGGCGGCAATCAGATCAGGTACCACCGGTGTGGCAAATGCGGGCATACGTTCAAAAGTATCGAGGAAAATTACAAACCATCATAAAAAAATTAATCGGCAAATATATATCGAAAATAACCGGACATTTTTTTGCATAAAATACGGCGTTTTTAATTGAAAAAGGCGAATATTGAAAATATTTTGAAAAATTCTTAATTTTATTATTGACAATATCCGATTATACTTATATAATTATAATAGAATTGATAATTAAATAAAGGATCAAAAAATGAAACGCACAAAAATTCAAATCGAAAGACAAACAAAAAAAGCATTTCTTATTTCCGATGGAAATGGCCGTAAGGGATGGATTCAGAAAAGATGGATGGACGCCGATGGAACGGTCGCCGAAAAAACTCTCGCCAGGGCAGACGAGAATTACCGGCAGCACCAGGCCGCTTACGCCGAAGCAAAAGAGCACGCTAATTCTTATCACAAAATTATCAATCAGGTAAGAGAGACAGAAAAAGCAATTGCTGTTAAAGTGGTTTTGGAGTTTTGTGATGTAGAAAAAATTTACTCTAAATTGATCTGGATTCCCAAGTCACTTCTAAAAGATAACACCGTGCCCGGCTGGTTCGTAAATAAAAAACTAAACGAGCTGCTCGAAGAATACCGTATGGATTTCAGCAGGTACGGCAGCGTTATAATCGACTCGGTAGGTGTGGCCGATTACGATGACAGGTGTTATATAATGTAATTTGAAAGGATCGAAAAATGAAGGGCAAAAAGAAAAATATATTTTCTGGTTACAGTCTCAGCTGGCTGTTTGTAATGTATGATCTTCCGTACGATACGAGTGAAGCGAAAACAGCGGCGGCGAAATTCTTAAGGCATTTGAAAAAAGAGGGATATACAAAACTTGTCGACCGAGGCAAATTTATGATACGTCACTGCGGACCGGGAAATGCCGAAAAACAAATAGAAAAAATAAAAGATATATTACCTCCGGACGCGATGGTACGCATACTTCAAGTAACTGACAAACAGTTCGGGCGTATGGTAAATTTGTGGGGAAAGATGAGAAAAGGCGTATGGTAAATTTGTGGGGAAAGATGAGAAAAACGGCTTAGTATTTTTTGATCCGGCCCCTTGGCGCGTTGCCGGGGGCCGGGTCTTTTCTTAATTATTATGGGAATTTCATTTATCGACGAATGGCTTGTGGCCGAGGGCACGGATAGCGGAAGATGGTATATAATACATGCCGTCGAGCCGAGATTTATTATGGAGATGCTCGATGAAGATGATGGCGGCTATTCGTCCGGTGAGGCCTTTATAATCGATGAATGTTTAGATGCCTCTTTGATGGCGAAGCTGGCAAGAGAAGCGGGCGAGGCTTTTGAAAAATACGACAGGGAACTTGAAGATGAGCGGGATTGATTTCAGGAAAGAGATAAAAAAGCGGATGAAAAATCATAAGATAAGCACGCCTGAGCTTGCAAGGCGCATAGAGCTTAACTCGCAGACTTTATATAATTTTCTTTCAGGAAAAAGCGAACTGACATCGGCCAACCTTTCGGCTGCCCTCGATGTGCTCGGCGTAAAAAAATTAATTTGAAGGATTTCCATGTATAATTTCCTCAATTGTTCCATATTGAAATATTCGATATAACTAAGGCACAGGTTTAATATTGTAATCGCGAATCGAGGTGACTTATGGAAAAGCCTTTGAGATGTAGACTCGGCCTGCATAAATAAAACAAAATATTTTGGACCCAGGAGCTAAATTACGCAGGCGATAGAAGGCATTATTGTGCACATTGCGGCAATTATTTTGATGTCGATGTCGATGCCGGGGATGAATACATCAATCCTACCTGGGGCGCCATAGTTATGATTATATTTGTAGCGTTGGTTTTTATCGCTATCGGATTAATCGTAAAATATGATGTTCTTCCATCGTCTTTTTAGAACCAATCAACTAAATCAACTCAATTAACTGCCTAAGGCACCCAAGGCACCGTTGGCACCCAAGGCACCGTTGGCACCCAAGGCACTTAAAGCATCTTCGATAATCAACTTTTTTTCAGATACCTTCCAGAATCTGGAAACCGCACCGTTTACACACCATGTAATCATTACCGATACTGATAATATGATTAATTAATATTGTTATTAATTTTGTTTATTCGGTAATCAGGTATTCGTATGTTTGCGATTGAACAGATCGAAGAGATCGAAAAATCGGTCCAGGACCTTCAGAAGAAGATACTGTCACTTCCCAGGCCCGAAGACGGTGACTATACCGATCTGCAGATATCGGCGATGGACAACGCCCGCAAGAACCTCGAATGGTTCGCCGGCTACAGTATCGACAGATTGAAAAGGGCGTTTAAAAATTAAAATGCAAAGTGCAAAATTCAAAATTAAGGCAGTCACCCCCCTTCTTGTACCTAAGGTGCGGGGGGGTTTAACAATTTTTAATATACATATGTCACAGGTTTAATTTTTAATTTTTAATATTTGATTTAATTTTATGGCGACACTTGCAGAACAATTAACTTCGGTCCAGTCGGCGATATCGGAAATCGAGACGAACGGCCAGACCGTTACCGACGAGGGGCAGACCCTGACCAGGGCGGACTATAATATGCTGTGCGCCCGGGAGCAGAGGCTGCTGAACCGGATCGACCGGGCCGACCGGGGCAGGATAACGGTGGCGGAGACCTAAATGGAGCCGCGCAGGAGAAAATCCGTTAATACGAGACTGCTGAAACTCTCGGAGAAGCTGGACGATTATGCGGCTGTGATATCGCCCAGGTGGGCGTACCGCAGGCGGGCGTTCCGGTTCGGGTACGAGGTCCTCGACAGGAGCAGGCAGCGGAAGAAGCGGTCGGGGATATCGGGTACGGGCGACTCGCAACTTACGGCCGAGCGGCTGGCCAGGCTTCGTGATATATGCGAGGACCTGGCCAGGAACAATCCGCTGGTCAAGGGGATACTGAGGAGGCTGGCGACGAAGGTGGTGGGGACCTCGACGAAGATACAGGCCCGGACGGCCGACGCCGGCTGGAACGCGGAGGCCGAGCGGCTCTTTAAGGCCGAGATGGTCGAGCGGCCGTGCGATGTCACCGGCAGGTTCGGCATACAGAAGTACCTAAAGACATTATACCAGTCGTACGCGACGGCGGGCGATATATTCACTATATTCACCGACGACGGTCTCCAGGCGGTCGAGGGCTGCCAGGTGGGTACGCCCTACGGGAGAAAGGACGCGAAGAACTACGACCGTATAAACGGGATAGCTGTTTCCAAGAAGACAAAGAAGGTGATAGGCTACTATGTGGGCGTGCCGAACAGGTGGGGCTATATTAAGAACGAGGACGTTAAGATGTATCCGGCGGGCGCGGTGCATCATTCGTTCAGTCCGGACCGGTTCAGCTGCTCGAGGGGCGAGCCGGCCCTGGTCTCGGCGGTGGATACGATAGATAAGCTGTTCGGGTATATAGACGCCGAGCTGGTGGCGGCCAAGATCAATGCGTGCTTTCCGATGATGATAACGACCAGGGACGCCGAAGGTAAGAACCCGGCCTATACCGGCGGGATAAGCTCGACGGGAAAGGACGCCGACGACAGGACGCTCGTTAAGATAGACCCGGGCATGATATGGGAGGGCGACCCGGGCGAGGAGGCCAAGGCGATAGGGGCGGCCAGGCCGGCCCAGGCGTTCGATAACTTCGTGCTTCGGATACTCATGCTGATAGGCAATCCGGTGAACCTGCCGCTCATGCTGGTCACCGGTGACTATTCGGGCGCGACCTTTATGAACAGCCGCGTGGCCTACCAGGAGGCCCGCGATACCTGGGCGGACGAGCAGGAGCTGGTGATAAAGCCGTTTCTTCACCGGGTCTGGCTGTGGAAGGTCTCGCAGTGGATCGCCCGGAAGAAGCTCACCGAGCGGGACGACTGGGCCTTACACGAGATCCAGTGCAAGAGATGGCCGTATGTGGACCCGTACAAGGAGTCGATGGCCGACAAGCAGCAGCTGGCGAACGGGACGACGACCCGGACGGACATATGTGCAAGGCAGGGCGACGATTTCAGGGACGTTACCGACCGGCGGGCGGACGAGGAGAAGTATCTCGGGGAGAAGGGGGTGACATTGACGGCGGCAAAACAAAAATCAAATATCGAGAATAAAAATGGAAAAGAAGATGGACGATAATCGGCTGGATATAAAAGACGATGGGACGACGGCGCCGGTGAAGGCGTGCGTATTCGCAGAAAAGTCTGATGTGCTGTTCGCCGAGGGCGGCACTGAGGACGATAACGATAACGGGTTTCGGATAACCGGATACTCGGGCGGGATAATAAAGGACCACTGGTACTGGGGCAATCTTGCGATAGACCTCGAGGGTGCGAAGTTCGCCAAGGGCCGGATACCGGTGCTGCAGGAGCATTTTACATCGAGCCCTATAGGCTTTTCGACCAAACAGGAGATAACGGACAGGGTAACGGTGGAGGGCCGGTTCCTGCCGAACGACAACGCCCAGTCGCTGCGGGCGGACATGAAGGCGGGCCTGCCGATGGAGGCGAGCCTGTACTGCCCGCCGGCGGTGATAGAATATGTCAAGGAGGGCTCTTCGGTAAAGGTGAATGGCCGGACACTTAAAGGGCCGGGCGCGGTATTCCGCAGGTCGGTCATTAAGGAGGTCTCGATGTGTGTTTTCGGGTACGATTCGGATACCCGCTCGTCGGCAATGGCCGGCAAAAGGGAAGTTAAATTCAGTTTATATCAGGAGAATAATATTATGGCTAAAGAGAAAGAAGAAAAATTGACAATAGAGAGCTTCGCCCGGGAGTACCCCGATCTGCACGGCGAGATTACCGAAAAGGCGAAGGCCGAGGGCCTGGCGGAGGGTAAAAAGGCCGAGCAGGACAGGTTCGAGTCGCTCAGGGAGGCCTGCGGCGGCGATAATGACCTTCTTGCCGAATGCTTCGCCGGCGGACTGACCACCGCCGATGCGTTAAAGAAGAGGGCCGAAAGGCTCGCCGAGGCAAATAAGAAGCTAAGTGAAGAGAACAAAGAGCTGAAGAAGAACAACACCGATAGGGTGGACCCGGCGGCGACCGAGTTCAGCGACGAGGCGGCCGACCCGGACAAGCAGACTGCGTTCGATGAGAAGACGGCCACCGAAGAGCAGCTCAAAGAGCATTACCAGAAGACGGCCGCACTCCAGGACGAGTTCCATAGCGAGGGTGCGTATCTGGCGTATGTAAAGAAAGAGGTCAGGAAGGCCGGATAGGCAAATTGAACCTGTGCCTTAGGTATATTGAATATTAAAGATGAGGTAAATTATGGCTAAGAAAAAAGAAGAAAAAAAGACCGTCGACGGGCCGAAAAAGGATATCGGTGTGCCGGAACCGGCGACTGAGACAATGACGGTCGAGCTGCTCGAGAAGGAGTATCCGGATCTTATTGCCGAGATAAGGGCACAGATAGCAGTGGAAATAAGTAATCTGTCGGCCGAGAGTATAAAGGCCGAGATGCCGGGTCTTTACCGGCGGATAGCGGCCGATTCGGCGGGCGCTTCGGCGGCCAATCTGAACGAGAAGGGATTTATGCTGTCACTGGACGACCCGTTCGCCGAGGGGACCGTTCGGACGTTCGCGCACCTTGCGAAACGGCCGGGCCTGAAGGTGCCGTGCGTGCTGCCTTTTAAGGACCCTAATACGAAGGCCGCACTGCAGGGCTATATCATTCGGGCCGCTGGCGGCGGCGATATCGAGCGGGCGGGCAGGGCCAGAAAGGCCCTGGCAAAATGTAAATAGTAAAGATAAAAACGCAAAATTAATGATGTCATCAGCCTTGGGCTGATTTCACAATTTTTATCTTTAATTTGAAATTTGTAAATTCAACTTATTTGAAAGGATAAAAAAATGGCATTAACGGCAGATACACCGCTTACGCAGATACTGGGGTCCAAGAGCGAGGCCCCGGTGGCTGCGGGCGCGACGATTTACGAAGGCTCGATGCTGGGCGACTCGTCCGGCTATGCGAGGGCCCTAACGGCCGGCGACGAGTTTATCGGCCATTCGCTCGAGTATATAGACAACTCGGCCGGCTCGGCGGGCGACCGTACGGTCGAGCACCTTACCGGGCGGTACCGGCTGAAGGTGACGATCTCCGGTGTTGCGATAACCGACCGCTGGCGGGTGGTCTACGCATCGGACGACGGGACCTATACCTTCACGGGCGGGTCCAATAGCAGGGTCGGCGTGGTGGTCCGGTACGTAACGACCAGTACGGCGATAGTGGAGTTCCAGACGGCCGAGGCGCCCGACCTGGCGATAGCTGACTCGGCCAGGAGCAGGGCGGCGACGGCACTGCCGACGGCGGCCATATGGAACAATTTCAATCTTATCGAGATGCGGAACAATCCGTTCGCCGGCAGCCTGCTGGATATAGATTTTACGCACGGCGAGAACGAGCCGCCGGCTTTGTTCGCGGACTCTTCGGCGGTGATAGATGTCCGGCCGGGCACGGCGGGCGAGGGTACGCTGATACTGTTCTCGACGGCCGATAACGAGGCGGCGGAGGTCCAGTGGCCGAGCTGCCCCGTGACATCTTCAGGCGGCCAGCCGTGGGCGATCGAGGCGAGGTTAAAGGTGTCCCTGATAACGAATACCAAGGGCGGCGCTTTTCTCGGCCTTATGGCCGGCGATACGGCCCTGGCCGGCGATCTGATAGCGGACGGCGGAACACTGGCGGACGTGGGCGCTGTCGGCTTCCAGTGGAAGGAGGGGGACGGCGATATTATCGATCTGGTCTACGATAAGAACGGCCAGGCCCAGAACGAGCATGATGACGATTACCATACTCTTGTTGCCGATACCTACGTTACACTAGGACTGTATTACAACGGCACGACCATACAGGGCTATATAAACGGCACGGCCACCGGTACGGCGATTTCGGCCGACGATATAGCGGCTGCGGACTTCCCGGCAGCCGATGTACTGGTCCCGACGTTCGCATTGAAGAATGCAGCAGCCGACGATGTGACTGTTACACTGGACTGGATAAGGTGCGCCCAGCTGGCGGCCTGATCTGCAATTGAATAAAGTTTTTAGCTATTTGAAAATATAATCCCTTCGGGGACGGGTTCGCTTACCGGCCGGCCGGCCGGAAGGCGGGGTTAAGAACAAAAACGGCAAGTTGGTGCCAACTCACCAGCTTGCCTTTTTTTGTTGCCCGCCCGACTGGGACAAAAAATGGAAATTAATCTTTTTAAGGAGTATCAAAAATGCCAAGGTATATTACGGAAAAAGGGATCCGGGGCCAGTATTACGCACGGCTCGAGCAGTTCATAAGCGCCGTTATCGACCGGATATCGATCGAGTTCTCTTCGGACGAGGAGGTCGAGGACTATGCATGGCTCGGCACACCGCCCGGGTTCGAGGAGCACAAGGGCGAAAGGCACGTGGAGAAGCTCAGGGAGTACTTCTATCAGATCCGAAATAAGGAATACGATGCGGGCCTGTCGATACCGAGAAAGCTGATCGAGCGTGACAAGACATCCCAGGTGGACTCGCTCGTGAACGATTTCGCCGTGCGGACCGGCGGACACTGGACGGAGCTGCTGTCGACGTTAATACTGGCGGGTACCGGCTCGACGCTGGGCAACTGCTACGACGGCCAGTATTACTTCGACGACGACCATTCCGAGGGCGCCAGCGGTACGCAGAAGAACCTCTTAACGGCGACCGAGGTGTCGGCCCTTAATGTCACGACGGCGACGAAGCCGACTCCGGTAGAGGCGGCCAAGGCGATACTGGGCGTTATCGGCTATATGATGGGGTACCTGGACGACCACGGCAAGCCGATGAACTCGACGGCGATGGAGTTTCTGGTAATGACCAGCCCGGTCCTGTGGCAGTTCCTGGCGCCCGGTGCTTATAACCGGCTGGTAAGCTCGGGCGAGAGCAATCCGCTGGTCGCTGTCACCGAGTCGGAGGGTTTTAAGATAAGTATCGTGGCCAATCCCCTGCTGACTTATACGACCCAGTTCGTGACGTTCAGGACCGATGCGCCCTTAAAGCCTCTTATCAGGCAGAACGAGGTGGACGTCGACCTTCAGGTAATCGGCGAGGGCTCTGAGCACTGGAAGCTCCATCACGAGATGCTGGTTATGGCCTACGCCCGCAGGGCGGTGGGGTTCGGGCGGTGGCAGTATGCGGCCCATTCGACCTTGTCTTAATATCTTGTATTGTATGAATTGAATATTTAACGGCCTATAAGGCTGACGGCCGGCGGCGTTTTTTTTAAGGCGCCGGCGCGGCGGCCGCGTTTTTGGAAAGGTTTGTTATGACAGGCTACTTCGAAGAGGGCGAAGGCAGTCAATCGGCGATGCGGATAATGTGCTTTTTGTCGCTTTTGGCGGCGATAGGGTTCGGGTTATTGACGATTCTGCAAGAGCAGGCGGACCCGGGCGTCTATATTACGACGATGTTCGTACTGGGCGCGTTCGCCCCGAAGGCGGTCCAGAAGTTCGCAGAAAAAAGGTGACTTGGTTATGAAGAGGGACAAACGGATATATCTTATTATCTTACTGGCGTTATATGCGGCGGCGCCGGTTACGGCCGCTACGCACTGGATAAGGCCGGCCAAGGACGGAGTTTACGGTGATAATGACGGCTCGAGCTACGATAATGCGAGGCAGCCGCAGAGCGTTCATCTATTGAGCCTGTCGCCGGGCGATACGGTCTATTTTTCAGGGGTGTGTATCTATTACGAGGAGCCCGCCGGCCAGAGCTATACTGATATAGATATTCAAAGCTCCGGCTCTGCGGGCAGCCCGATTACTTTTAGAGGGGACGCTTCCTCCGTTAATCCGTCTTATCCGGACGGAGAAGTTCACGGCAACTATATCCTGACCGGATCGAGGGTTTCCTGGACGGACAACGGGGACAATACGTGGAAGACCGCCATACAGGCGGACTTCGATGGTTTCAGCGGCTATTTCGTATTCGAGAATATGGGCGGCGGCTGGCGGAAGATGGCCAAGGTGGCGAGCTCGGCCGCCTGCGTGGCGACGCCCGGCTCGTATTATTCGTCGGACTATAAGAGCGGCTCGGACATATATTTTCACTGCTCGGACGACGGCGATCCGGATGGCAGGGTTTCGCTGCCGGTCGACGGGCATACCTGGGACTTTAATTATAACGACCATATACGGATAATCGACCTTGATTTTTATAATGTTCACTTTAACGGTACGATCGACCTTCATGATATAACGATAACAGGCTCGTCGGTAAACGACAGGATGAAGGTGTATTATTCACCGGCCGGCAATAACTCGCTGGCCTTTCGTGACGATTCGTACAATATTATTTTGAGCTATATCGACAGGGGCTACGGCGGTGCGGGATTTTATATCGAGGACAACAGCGGTGACGGCTACGGAAATGCGCCCCGCGATATCTGGATTCATCACTGTTATGTCCATGATATAGGTCTGTATCAGCAGAACTCGGACGCCGAGGGCATAGGCGTGAACGGTGGCGACAACTTGACTATAGAGCATAACGAGTTTTACAACTGCGGCTCGGCCTATACCTGCTATCCCTACGACGGCCAGACGAACAGGAACCATATAATCCGGTATAATTATATCCACGATGGTCATCATCATGGCGGGGCCCGTTCGAGCGGGATCCAGTTCCAGACGGCAGAGCCCGAGACGGGAGCAAGGACAGGATGTGAGGTTTACGGTAATATCATAAAGAATATGGAGGCGGACGATGCTCCCGACTGGAGCGACAATTCAGGCTGTTCAATATCATGGCACACTACACAGGTGGTTTTTTACAATAATACGATAGATAACTGTGATACGAGTTTTGCAATCGCCCACACTGCCGGCGGCTCGGGCGACCCCGGCTCGAATGTCATACTGAAAAACAACATTTCGACGAACCCGAACAGCTATCACATAGCAGTATATGACAATGATATTGACGAAGGCGATTTTACTATAAACTCGAACTACAACTGTTTCGACCCGGACGGAGCTGCTTTATTTAAGATACAATACGAAGGCGGCTCTGCAACATACAACTTTTCTGGCTGGCAGGCTTTATCATTAACAAACTGCACATTCGATACTAACTCTATGCAAGACGACCCGGAGCTGGTGGACATTGCAAGGGGAAAGTTCGCGCCGGCGACGGCCGGCTCGCCCGTAATAAACGCCGGCGTCGATACGGGGATAGGGAGTGACTTTCGGGGCAATCCTATAGGAAGGACCATAGGCGCGATTAACTATACGAAGTACGGACTTTTTTGAAAGATTGAAAAAATGAGAGCGAAACTATTGACGTTCGTATTAATCTTTATTTTCTGCACGTTGGCGGCGGCGGACCAGGGGCCGAAGATAATAGAGAACGGGGCGGTCAATCAGTCGATTTCGGTTGTTATAAAAAACGCCGACGGCGATCCCAATACCGCGGTCGATCCGGCCGACCTGAATATATATGTCCAGCTGGATGGTGCCCACCCTCAGTCGGCGGCGACGAATGTGACCGCGCATACGAACGTATACGATGCACACGCCGACTGGTACGGCGCCCATATGGGTAACGGGCTGGTGAGGCTGGATATAGCCGACGCCAACCTGGCGGACGGCGCCGGTGAGATGCTGACTTATATTATCACCTCGGACGAGAGCGACCAGACTGCTTTTTTCAGGGTCCAGCTGGACCCGCCGGTTAACGCCGAGCTGGTGAACGGGGCCGAGCCCTTATCGGAGCAGGACAATCAGGACGGGACCGTTCTGGTCGATACGACGATAGCATCGGTGACGGGCCAGACGGAATTTACATTGAGCGACGGCTGGACGATAAACGATGCCCCGAACAACCATTATATAGTCGTCCAGGATGCGGACAATTCGGCCAATAAGGTGACAGGTACTATTAAGGACTACGTGGGCTCGACCAAGACGGTCATACTGTTCGAGGACCCGGGCGGCTTTACCTTCGCGGCGACGGACAAGGTTTTCGTCAGTGTGGTAAAGAACCCGTGGCCTCAGCTGGCGACGAGCTTTTCTTCGGTCGTAAATTCGTGTGCGAATTTTATTAGCAGCTTTAAGGAATAATAGAAAGGGGCGATTATGGAATTAAGAAAGCCGAAAACAAATATCGTTTTGATGTGCCTTTTATGCATTTCGCTTATAGGCTATGTGATTGCGGCGACTACGACGACGGTGGAGGGCCAGGTGCAGCCCTCGTGGCAGCTGCTGAGGGCGGAGGCGGACGAGGACGCATCGGGTATCGACCTTACTACAGGCGGCGATTATGCGAGCATGCCGGACGGTGCGATTGAGCTGCCGGGCGATGCCACGGCGGGACTTTCGAAGAAGATAAGCTTTATTACCTGCGCGGGTGCGGCGGCTGACAAGACCTATACGGTCGCTTATTACGGGTATATGAAGGACAACGGGCCGGCCCAGAGGATAATGTCGGTCGACTATACTACCGGCACGCAGGCGGTGGTGAAGTATCCGGACACCGCGGCGGCGGCGACTGATAAGTTCTGGTCGGACACGGCAACGGTGACATCTTACAGATCGGCTCTGGCGGGTAAGAACGACTGCGAGGGCAATAACGGGGTTGCGGAGGTCGTTATTTATTCGGGCGGCTTTAATAAGATATGGTCCGAGGTCTCGGGGGCGGACGGTGTGACGGGCGATGAGGCGGGCGATGTCAGCGTTTATTACTGTATAAGGAATTAAAGAGATGGCCGAATGGAAAGTTGAAAGGCAGGTGGTTAATACCGAGACGCAGCTGTCGAAGGTGACCGCCGTGCGGACGGACGGCACGGAATCGAAGAGCTTTCAGGTGAAGGCGAGGCTGGGGACGTCAGAAGAGAAGAAGGACGCCTGGGACGATATCTGGCGTCAGTATCAGGACTCGGTAAAGGTGGTAACTGATACGGTGGCCGGCGAGGCCGAGAGCTATCTTGATGGGAAGGAGGGGACCTGATGTTACCGAAATACTGGCGGCTTAGAATGATTAACGAGACGGGCCAGACGATGACCTATGCCGACGGCGCGAGGATAGCGATAAGGGTCCAGCCGTGGAAGCTCGTATCGGGCGTACTGACCTACGGTACGGTCATAACCGAGGACCTGGGGTTCGGGGCGGGCGAGACCATAGCCGACGACGGCGAGGTCGAGGGTACTGTCGTCAATAACTCATCTGATCTTTACTGGGGCGCCAACGGTACGTTCGAGATTACGCACGACCTGGACGCGGCCAGCGGGGTGTGCAGATTGTACTTCGAGGGCTCGGACAACGACGGTAACTGGCCTTCCGATACGGACGATTTCGATATAACGGACCTGAGGCAGTTGAAGGTTCTTCCTATAGATAATTCGGGCGCGGACAAGTCAAGGAGTGTGAACTTTGTACTCTAATTTACAGCCATATGTACCGGACAGAAAGCCGCCGATGGGTGCGATACTCAATCCGCACCTGGCGATAAATAGGGGGCTGGTCCTCGATATGATTATGTGGGAGGGGGCGGGTGGAAAAGTATTTGATTTGAGCGGGAACGGCATAGATTTAAGTTTTACTAATTCTCCTGTTTGGTCAAAAAGCAGTTTAGGTTCTTGTGTATTATTTGATGATGGAAGTAGTCAATATGCTGTAAGTACCAATACTTCAGTCACAGATTATCCTCTTACTATGGTTGCATGGTTCATATCAGATGATGATACGGCAACACAGACAGTCATGTCGATTTCTGATGCGGCAGATAACGACCATCAGGATGCACTATTGTTATGGGGAAGTGTTGCAGGTGACTATGTAGGAGCAGAGACAAGGGCAGGTGGTGCATGGGTAGGGCCGAAAACAACAGTTCCTTTTGTTGCTAACCAGTTACATTGCATAGCAGGAGTATTCAGGTCAACTACGAGCAGAGAAGTTTATTTGGATGGTGGCAATAAAGTAACGGACACAGGCGAGGCCATACCAACTGCAAGAACCCGTATTGGAATTGGTGCTTTAACTGATATAAATCCATCTGCTTATATGTCGGGCAAAGTAGTTTTTGCTTTACTTTACAATCGTGCCCTCTCAGCTTCCGAAATAGCCCAACTCTACCGAGAGCCGTTCTGCGGGTTCCGCTGGCCGAATATCGTCGAGCTTGCCGCTTATGTGGCGGCGGGCGGAATGAATATGCCTTTATTAATGCAGCAGATGGGCCAGTTCGATGGGGGTATGGCGGCATGAGCATGAGACCAGTAAAGAAAGGCTCGACGGACCAGTCTGTTGTTATCCGGATTATCGACAGCTCCGACGGGACACCGGAACCGGCGGTCGAGCACAATACGGCCGGTATAGACCTCTGGTACAGGAAAGAGGGCGCGACGAAGACGAGTATAACGGAGGCGGCCCTTGCGGCCCTTGATTCGGCCCACAGCGACGGAGGTATAGAGCATATAGGAGACGGATACTATCGGCTGGACCTGCCGGACGCCGCCTTTGCTGCGGGCGCCGACGGCGTTATGGTCGGCGGAACGGTTACGGGAATGATAGTAATAGGCTGCTACGTTCCACTCGTCGATTACGATCCTTACGATTCCGTCAGGGCGGGCCTGACGGCAATGCCGAACGCGGCGGCCGACGCCGCCGGCGGCCTGCCGGTAAGCGATGCGGGCGGGCTCGACCTGGATACACTGCTTTCACGGCTGACCGCTAATGTGGCGACTGAGGCCAAGCAGGACACCATCGATACGGTGGTCGATGCGATCAAGGCAAAGACGGACAATCTGCCTGCTGACCCGGCGGACGATTCGGATATCGATACTCAGCTTGCGGCGATCAGCTCGGCCATATCGGGTCTGAATGACCTGTCCGCGGCCGATGTGAACGCCGAGGTGGATACGGCGCTTCAGGAAATACACCTGGACCACTTGCTTGCCGCCGATTACGACCCTGCCTCGAAGCCGGGTATTGCGACTGCCCTGCTGAACGAGCTTGTCGAGAACGACGGCGGGGTTTCGAGGTTTACACAGAACGCTTTAGAGCAGTCGCCGTCCGGGGGGACCAATCCGAACGTGCTTGTGACTACTACGATTGCATCGGTGACGAGCCAGACGGAATTCGTACTGACGGCCGGCTCGAACGATGATGATGCCTATAAGGACCAGGCGGTCGTTCTTTACGATGCATCGGACAGTGATTATCCGAGTATAAGAAAGGCGACGGCATATACCGGAGGCTCGAAGACCCTGACGATAGATTCTGCGCCTGACTTTACTATTGTCGGCGGGGACGGTGTGAAGATATTCGTGACGGCGCCCGGCACGACGGCGCCGACTACGTCGGAGATAGTCAGTGCGTGGCTGGCGGCGACCGGGGTGACTGTAGGCGGTACGTGGACGATGGCCGACTGGCTGAAGATGCAGATCGCCCTGGCGGGCGGTAATTTCAGGGACAAGTCCGGCAGCTCCGGCGTGTACGAGATACTTGACCCGGACGACGGCTCGACGGTGATAGCGGAGGCGGCGGTATCAGAGACTACGCCGTACTGGCAGCTTACGAAGAAAATTTAGAATTTAGAACCTGTGCCATAGGTATTAAGAATTGAGAATTAGGGATTGTGACATTATACGGTAATAATCCGGGCGCTCTGGCCACCAGGGGCAGGCTGATATCGATACCCCACCCGGGGACCGAGACGACCGAGGGCGACAACGATTTCGATACGGCGGCGATAGGCGCACGCTCGGCCCTGCTCGATGCGTTCGGGGTTTCGGCAACGTACCGGCCGGGCGTATTGAACCGCTCGATTACCGTTATCGTTCGCCACGTAACCGATGCCGGGCAAGTGGCGACGGGTTCGAGGAAGCGGAGCCCTGTAGTCCATATAAAGGCGGCGAACGATTCGGCGATAGGGATATCGGCCGAAGAGTTCGAGCAGGGCCAGCTTATAGATGCGCCGCCGCGCAAGGGTGCGGAAAGCCGGACCTTCCGGCTGGCTTCGATAGTGAAGCAGTCGGCGGCGTTCGTTACGTACGAGTGTCATTAAAGGAATTCAAATATTCAAATATTAAATATTCAAATATTAAATCTGACATGCTGGCGGTAAAGATTGAAATAACAAAGGGCAGCCTGAAAGAGGCATCGCACGTCCTTCGTGCGATACCGCGGGCGATGCCGCGTGTGATGAGAAGGGCGATTAATCGGACGGTAGATTCGGCGGGCACCGACCTTAAGCGGAGGGTGGGCAAGGAGATTACCGCAAAAAAATCGGAGATAGCAAAAGGGATAAGCAAGCGGAAGGCGTCACTGTCGAGACTTCTCGGTACTATAAGGGCGAGGTTTTACCGGCCGGGACTGCTCGGCTTCGCAGGCACCAAGCAGACCAAGCGCGGAGTGACGTACCGGATAAGCAGGAGAGGGGGCAGGAAAAGGATCGAGCACGGCTTTATTACGAGGATGCAGACCGGGCACCGCGGTGTGTTCGTTCGTAAGGGCGCCGAGCGGCTTCCTATAGCAGAGGCCAGAGGGCCTTCTATATGGCAGGTGATTACCGATACGGCGGGCCTGCTTAAAAATGTAACGGATACGGCGGGCGATAAGCTCGGAAAGCATATAAACGATCAGATAGGCGTCGAGCTTCGCCGCTGGCGTGCCTGACAGGCACATTAATTTTAGGATGCGTTATTTTGCTTATATGAATTTAGAAGGGATACGAAGCACAAATAAGAATTAGTCCGCGGAGCGGCTCATATTATTTTAGCCGCCGCGGCGATTGAGCGGAATAACATGAGTGAGCCGATAGTAGAGCAGATTTCCGACTGGATAAACGATGCGATCCAGGGCGTTCAGGACCCGGACAAGACGCTTACGCTCAAAGCGGTGCGCCCGACTATCCTAGACTGGGACGTCGGCAACTATGCGCACGGCGATGTGATTATCGAGATAAGCTCGGTGGATACCGAGAAAAAGTCCACTACCGGCTCGCGGTACGAGACGGGTATATGGTCGCTCTACGGGATAATAACGACCCTGCCTGCGAATACGGCGGTCGATACGGTGCTCAGCCGCATGGCCGAGACTATCAGGAGGACCTTACTGGCGGGCAATGCTGGCGGTCAGGCGTGCGGAGGGCTGGCACTGGGTATAGACTGCCCGGAGGTCAATTACGCTGCGGGCCCGGGCTGCGCGGTGGTGGAGGTAGGTGTTGCGGTAGACTATCCGACCGGATTGTATGACGGTTATGCGGCGCCGTAGATATTTAGAATTTAGAACCTGTGCCATAGGTATTGAGAATGCTTAATTTGAAAGGATAAAAAAAATGACAACGAATGCGATAAAGCTGGCCGGTGCAGTGCTGACGTTTAACGGTAATACCATCGGCGAGATCCAGAGCCTGAGCGGGACGAGGACGCGGACTATTATTCCGATCCACTCGTGCGACAGCGTGGACAATGCGGTCGAGAAGATAGCGGGCGCGCTCGACGAGGGCGAGGTGACTTTCCACTGCGTTTACGACGGCTCTTCGGGCGGGGTCTATAACGACCTTAATACCGATTTCCAGGCGGGAACGAAGGGGACCTGCCTTATCACTTACAGCGACACCTCGAGCCATTCGTGTGACGGTATTATATCCAGTCTCGGCCTGCCTTCGGGAGAATCGGACGGCGAGGTCGGGGTCGATGTGACTATAGCGTTCAGCGGTAAGGCGACCTATACGGACGTGGCGTAGGCGGCGGCGAGCCGGCTTTCGAGTGCTTTGTGCGGTTTTGCGAAAGGATTGGCCATGTTAAATAATGGTGACATAATCGAGTACATAAGGGACGTATCGGAGCCGGCCAGCCAGAAAGGATCGGCGGGCCAGATAAAGACCGTAGGGCGCGGGATGACCAGATTCCATGCCAGGCTGTTATTAAAGGGCGGTTATATAAGGCCGTACGATCCGGACAATCCGCTGGTTATCGAGGCCGAAGAAGAAAACGAAAGGAGCTCTAATGCCGGAAAAGAAGCAGATCAAGAAGGCGATAATGGACCTTCGGGAGCAGATCCCGAAGGAGGAGATGACGATAGCGGGCTGTAAGGTTTGGGTGCACGGACTTACCGGCTATCAGATGGAGGAGTGGCGGCTGATGCGGAACAGTGACGGCGCCGATGCGCGTCTTTCCGGCGCGAAGCTGGTGCAGCTCGCCATGAGGGACGCCGAAGGCGTTCGTATATTCGAGCCAAACGAGCTGACAATTATCGCAGGACTGCCGGCAAGCGATACCGAGCCGATA